GGGATAGCCGATGGGGATAATCCAAAAGTATTAGCCCGTAAATTAGTAGCTACGATTGACGGTACTGGTATGGGTGAATTAGGGATTACGGACACTTTAGGCCGGTTTATCCCGGCTAAACTTGTTCATCTGGTAATGGTTCTATATCTTCTGGAAAAGGTAATTCTTTTTTTATTTCCGAACTAACCATTTTGTTAATCAAATCTATTTGGTCGTTTGTTAAACCAAGAAAAAATTCTAAAAATGCTTCAGGGGTTACTATCGATTGTGCTATTGGACTTGCTAAATAGTCTTTCAAAGCAGTTGCCCTTTTTGCTCCGATTTCAATTCTTTCTTTTTCACTCTCCGCAAATAAATCACTCCATTTTATTGCCCAATCTTTAGTTGATGGTTCCGGTAATATTTTATATTTAATACAAAATTCAACAAAAGGGGTAATAATCATTGGTCCAGCAAATTCATCTCTGCGATTTTGAACATAAGAATCCCATTCATCAGCATCTTGGCCACTACTTAATTCCCCGCGTTCACTCCCCACTAATATTCGTTTTGGAATTCCGGTAACACTACTAATCATTTGTATTTGAATATCAACATGGGCGGTTGGCTCTGAAACAACCTGCGATAAACTTTCATAGGAAACCCCCTTGGTTACCAAAAGCCTCCGTAAATTATGCTCATACTCATCGATTTGATTTTGTAAATCTTCTTTTGTTTCCGTAGTCATTTGGTAATCGTCATCCACTTTTCCCTGGTACCCAGGACGGGCATTGCGCCAAAACATTTCGGCATCCCCACCAACTATTTTTTCCAAATCCATCAAACGATTAAATACTACATCCAATCTTGGTAATCCATAAATATCTGAATCCAAAGAATCTTCAACTACGTGAATAATACGGGAATAGTGGACGCGAATTGTATTGGATATCCCTGTTTCTGATTCTATAATAGATAAAGAGTATAACAAAGGTTTTCCATAACGAGGGTCATTTGGATTTGTTTCCCATTGTGTTATTTGTGCATTTTTTTCACCAAATGGCATTATATACAATAACTTCAATGCCAATTTACCTTGTATTGGTTTGGCAAAATCCTCATTTGTTTTTACATCATTGGTACCCATTAACAAAACACCGTATTTCCCCAACCCAACCAATTTATCAAGTTGGATAAATTTCGATTTTAACCGCAAATCTTTATTCAATCGTTTCCAAGCTAATTCAATTTGAGTGTCTTTTTCTGTATTGTTTTCCTGTATACATAAATCACCCTGCCAAGTAGCTTTAACAGGCCGGTCAATGATTGCTTTCGCCATGTCTTGACGTAAATAACGAGCAACGCAATCTTCGTACTTTATAATATCTAAATAACCTAAAGCTTGCGTGATATTTCTATCCCCACCATACGATTGAATCCCCAATTGCATAGCAAGATTAGAACGCGCGACTAAAGCACTCGCTAATGTTTTTAAATCTTCAGCCTTATTTATATGTATATTTTTTGTACGCTTCATATTATAACGTGTTTAATACCTAATTCTTAATAAATCCACCAAACTCCCAAATAGCATTCTGATTTTTAGTTACAATGCCATTTTCAACACCAAAAACACTGGAAATATTTAGCCCTACATTGTAACCTACTGTTTCAACTGCATTTAATAACGCAGTTGCTGGTATCAAATTGCTGTCAAATCCAGGATTAGCATTTATGCAGTTGTTCATATATCCGGCACTTTGCGCTTCTGCCAACGTAGCATAAGTTGTTACCCCTACTGTCATCATATTTGAACTGCTGTAAACATAGTTGTTATTAGCCGTACATGTCAATGCGGCAGCAGTATCGAAATTAAAACATACAGTGGCCGCATCAATAGCATTGTTTATACAATCAATATCAGCGCAATTCTGAGTACCGGCTTGAACGCTATTTTCATCCAAATATATACCTGTATTGGATTTTATTGAATTATTTACAATTTGCAAGCCAATTACGCCTCTTACCCGAATACCTTCATTGCAATCTTTGACTATGTTGTACGAAACTCCGTTGGCTGTGTATGTATCTTGTAATCCTGTTTTAACAACTATCCCATAACGACAATTTGAAACATAATTATATTTTACTGTAATATTTATGCCGCAGTTTGCCATTATACCATGAACACCACCAGTTACATAGCTTCCGCCTATTATCCTATTCCCAATTATTTCTGAATTATCAGAAATATTTAGATACCCACGTTCGCCTCCTATTCCTAAAATAATATCACTCGTTGCGGCACTGGTGATAGTGTTGTAGTTTAAGTAACTTGGCATGGCCACTGCTGAGGCACTATAATCAGTATACAGCGCTTGAAAATAAGTAGTAGTTGTTTCGGATAAACAAATATTAAATCGAGCAGTCAAAGAACTATCTAATGTTTTCACGCCAAATAGTGTAGCATTGCTGGTAAACTGCCCAACTTGTGATATATAATTATTTTCGAAAACAACATTTCTATTTATCGCCGTATTTCCCAAATTAGCAACACCGTTTTGTCGACCGCTTGAGGTTGCATCAATAATATTGAAAATATTATGATGAATAGTGTTTGTTTTTAAAGTAGTCATACCAACGCTCCCTGACTGGACAACCATGACCCCGTTATGCTCAGTCGTACAACCGTACATCGTGTAATTAGCATCGTATAATGTAATGTATGCCGCTTGTGTATTTAAATTGCCAAACAATAAGCTATTTTTTACAGTGCTGTCCTGCCTTACTCCAAATAGTATATTTTTGCTATAGCACGTATCTATCGTACTATTATTTATTGTAGCTGATGCAAACGTATTAGTGTCTTTCCAAATAATAGAATTTTTAATATTAAACCTTGGATTTGTTTGATTGGCTATAATTCCGGCTTGAATATTTATAAAATTGCACCTGTCTAAAGTTAAAGTATATACAGCATTAGACCCCCCTATAACATTTGTTTTTAGGTTTTCTGAATCAATGTTGATATTTTTAATAGTGGCCGTTGATGTCGTGTATATCGTGTTTGTCCCCCCTGTTGACTGCACTATACAGCGACCAACGCCCTGTATGGTAATATTTTTTGAAATGTTTAAATATGTGGTTTCCTTAAAGGTTCCGTTGTAAACATAAATAGTTTCGCCTGCGCTTGCGGCTGTTATTGCTGCGTTAATTGTCGAGTATGTTTTGCCTGACCCTACTTCTCTAAAGCCACTGCCAAGCTTAGTTTCAGCGTTAAAATAAGTATCACATGCTGTGATTTCTCCGCCAGTTCTCGCACTATTGTACATGGCCACCTCTATTACTTTTGGCTGATATGTCTCAACCCCTAATATATTAACAGATTGTTCAACTCTTTTAGAATAAATTATATTAGCAAATTCAACATTTGAGAATAATTGATTAACACTTATTTGATTGGGATTCCCCCCACTATCATATAGAAAATTATTTATATCAGCCGCTATCAATGTAGTATCGCCAATAGGGGCTGAAATAGTGGCTCGTGATTTATACGGGAATCCTTTAACCCATCCTATTGGAAAATCATAATTAGTTATTAAAAAGTTCCGATTATTTGCAGTTTTGTCTACGAAATAATATGTACCTAAACTATTTAATATTGTTCCGTCTAATTTAAAAAGCAAATCAGATGACGTGGGGGTTTGTTCTGTCCCACCTTTTACGGCATTAAAAACAATATCATTCATACTACCCTAAATTAGTGATTGAGTACCAAACCCCCATTGTGTCTTTCCAAAACACATATCTATCTACATCCGTAGCAGTCGAGCTTGCATCATTACTTTTAGGGTCTTTTGTTGCTCCGGTTACAGTGATTGTCGCCCCATCTACTGTGATAGGCAATATGGCCCACCCGCCAATTATCGAATCTGCGGCAATGGTTAATTCCAATGCCCCTGATTGTGTATATTGTGAGTAAATAACACCGCCTTCATTAGTTAAATTTACCCCATTCGCAGGGGTAAAAGAAACAGCCTTATTACTTTGTGATATTTTTGTGCCCACTTCTTCATTTAGGTCAGAAATATCTGCGTCAATTTCCCCTAAATCACTATTAATATTATTTACGTTCTCGTTTAGTCCAGAAAATTCAGCATCCAATACTGCCATGTCTTCTGTTAAGTCAGAGGCATCTGCATAAAGTTCTTGAAAATTTTCATTTGTTATTTCCCATGCCTCCCGGTTAGTTACTCCAGTTCTGTCATTTGCAACTGTCCCAATTGGTATTGCTCGTCGTGCCATATCTTATTTATAATTGGTTACTAAAATAAAAAGTTTGGTCTGTCGTTACTTTGCTATTATCCGTTAATAAAATAGCATTATCCGTTGTTAAAAAATCAGATAACGTAGGGCTTGGTTCCCCAATGGTTACTTCAATAGATGAAGTTTGAATAATTACGGTGATATGCTCTATCATAATGTGCGTTTTGTTACAATATCTTTCACTTCACAAACAGCCATGTCTGTATTCATTTGAACATTGGGGTCTTCCGCAATGCGAATATCCCATTTGTAAACTTTTACTGGAACATTGGTATCATCAGAAGTCAATGATAAAATAGTCCTCCCCTCCAATGGTAGTGAATGTACGGTGATGTCTTTTTGAATAATGGCTAAACTATCGGTATCTGAATCATCCTCAATTTCTTTAACCGTAAACATTACGGTTTTCCCTGTTAAATTGTAATCATTCCCCGCGTCATCTTTCACATGTAAATTAAAACTATGGGGATTACCTTTTCTTATGATTAAACGTGTTGTTGTTGCCATTATCTTTTTTTATTTTCATAAAAATTAAAGAACCAAAACCTGCTCAGCTTGCATTCCTTTTTTTGTTTCCATCAAGGAAAATTGAACCCTTTCCCCTTTATCCGGGATAGCCCCAATAACCCCACTGATATGAAAAAAATACTCTTTTGCATCTAAAGAATCTGTGATAAACCCGTAACCTTTAGAAGTACTGTAAAATTTAATTGTTCCTGTTTTCATTTTATTTATTTTTAATTATTCTAATTCTTTCCAACCAATCAAGGATGCGGTACATACCCCATTGGAAGATGTTATTACACTTATTTTTAAATCAACTTTTTCTGGAATCGTTATCGGTATGCGCAAAGAAATAAAGCCAGTATTATTTTGGGCTAAAAACTCAACTAAAGTATACATGATGCCATTAGTTTTAAAACGAGTATTTTCATCTAAAGCTGCGCGAAATAACAATCTGGCATATTCTTTATTCGGGGAACCCGATGTGGCATAAGCCATAGAAATATCTGTTATATGTATTTCTTTACCAACGGGTACTGTGTATACTGTACTTCGTGAATGAGTATACCCAGCGGTAATATAAGCATAAACTGGGGAATCTGTTAAATGTCGCAAAGTTATAGCCCCGGTTGGCACGAATCCTGTACCAGCGGATATAACCAATAATGAATTGACTCTAAACATATTTGTTTTTACAGTAGGCACGACTGTGGTTCCATTTAATATTACTATTTCTTGATGCTCTACGTAAGAGCTATCTAAATAAGTAATCTCAACAGCGTGTGCTCCAGTTTTATCACTTATGTCCAATATACTATACGCACGCCCGGCACTAACCCACCCCCCATGATTAAACCCATTTGCAATTTGTATTTCAGTATTTGATATGATTGCGGTAATATATCCATATTCTGGGACATCCCCGGATTTATCCAATATTACAACGTCCCCAATTGATGTAGTAGTTTGAAAATTTTCCCCTGCTGATATTAACGTAGTTAAAGAACCCCCCGAGGCCGTCCCACTATGAATCACCGTACCTATATCAACAGTGTTATTACTTGATAATATTTCCATTCCCATTTCCGCTGGGGGGAATACGTACACGGCCTGAGTTCCACCATAACTCCATAAATCTGTTAAAACAGAAGCGGTTTGGGATGGTAAAAACCCTATATTTTGAAATTTGCTATGATTTTCTATTTTATTATCAGCAATAGCCAATAAATAATCCATAGCAAATAAGCAACCATCATGTGATTTGATAAATACAGGAATATTTTCATCCATTCCCATCATTGTTCTACCATTTGGGTCTTTCATTTATGTTACTCTCCCAGCCATTCGTTTAACAACTAAATTATTAAAAGCCCCTGATGAAGCGTCCACTTGGTCTTTATAAGTGCTGAATGGAAAAAATCTATGTTCTTCAATAAACTCAGTATTCCAAGCCCCTTGTAATATCATAACATTTCCATTATTTACTTGCACTGAATAAGGGTCTGCCCTTAATACTTTATTGCCTGTTGGTAATTCTGGGTGAACTGAGAACCCGGCTAAATTTCTCACAGTAGCTTCTGCGCTTTCTTTTCCCCCACTGCCGGGTTCTTGTTCAATATACACCAAAACATTCCCCCCATCTGTAATTGCTGTTTCTTTTATGATTCGCTCCCTTTCTTCTGCTGCCCATTGCCCCCTCTTTACGTCTAATATAATCCAACGACCATGCGCCAATGACGCCATTTTTGTCCCTACTGTATAGCACCCTTTTCCTTGACTGCCTGCTTTATCCCAATAACGTATGGTTGATATAAAATTAACATCCGCGGGTTTATTCTGTACAATTTGAAAATGGTCTACTTTAAACATCCCCCCACCTGGTGGTGTTGGGTCTTGTCCTATTTGTCCGGCATAACCATATTGTCCCAAATCAGCTTCTAAATCTTTTAGAACCGCCCATGATAATCTATTTACGTCCAATAGCCCATCTTCATATTTTTCAAGCAATTCAATCGGTCTTACCTTATCCTTATAATTAACGATTTCCCCCGGCAATGATATCAACTTAACATTAGTCTTATTTTTAGCAAGAATATGTCCAGTAGGGTCGTTTTGGTGTAATCGTTGCATGATGCCAATAACCACGCTAACTGCTTTATTTGTTTTACGAGTTGGTAGGGTTAAATCAATCCACCTATTCGTACTTATTAACTCTTTTTCAGAAGCCGCCTTTTGCGGATTCAATGGGTCGTCCCATATAATGATATCAGCGTGGTAGCCTGTCAAAGTACCCCCCACCGAAGTACTGTAGCGATTTCCCCCATTTAAAATTGTTGGAACCTTGTTTGGTCTGGAATATGATTTTTTAATAACCTTGTAATTTGATTTAGAATCCTTGTCCTCTTTGATATCAAGCTCCGTGTACATCGCTTTGAACTTCGCACTCCGTATCAAATCACGACTATATTCAGCACTCTCTAAACTTAAATCACTACTGTACGAGGCCGTGATAAATTTCATCCAATACCACCGTGTCCAACACCATACTGGAAACATTATACTACATATAGCCGTTTTGGTCATCCCGGGAGGTATATTAATTAGTATATCATTTTCCTTCAGTAATCCTTCAGCTACTCTTTCAGCCACCTTTTGCAATTCATCACATAAATAAACTATATGCCAATTAGATTCGAATGGATGACTACTATACTCATCCCAAAAATATTCTACAAAATGATAAAAAGACCTATTGTTTAACTCTTTAGATATACATAGCGGGCTTAGTAAAGCGGTTTTCATGATTTCCTCTTTACTCATACCATTGATATGACTGTTTGATATGGTTTTAGTTCTCTCCAACGGTTTCGGCTAATTGTTTTTGACCTAATTTATTTGTAGTTATTTTCATACCTAATTTTTCAAGCATGATAAGTTCTTCACTTGATATGCCGGTAAGGTCTATTTTGGTGTTGATGTTATAATTTTGGGTGCTTTCTGTTTTAATAATATCCATCCATTTATCACCATGACGGGTTTTAAGGATATAGATAGCGGCTGTTACAGATGGTTGAATATGTTTGGTGGTAACTTTTTTTAGTTTGACAACGTCCCCCCATTTAGTTAAGTGTTCTGATATTTCTGTTTCTTGGACTTCATACCCTAATGCTTGTTTATGTATAGAGGCGACTACTTTTAAACTGTCTACCATACGCCCTTGTAGTAAGGCTTGATTAAACTCTGGGAACTTTCTTTGGTAGCCTTCAAATGTGGATATGCCTATATTATAGAATGCTGCTATTTCTTTGTTGGTGAGTCCAAAACGGGCTAATTGAAAAACTTCTGATATCATACTTTCCTCAAATAATCCTTTTGGCCCTGGTTTTGATTTGTTTATTTTTTTAAAATTGGTACGTATCATATCATTTTTACTAAAAAATTTTAGTAAAATTAATTTTTTATTATTTGAAATATTAAAATTATTCGAAATTAATCCCTATATTTTAAGCATGATACTGTTAATTAATTGATAATCAGTATATTTTTAAATTAAAAAGTTTAAAAAAAGTTTAAAAAAAGTTTAAAAGAAATTAGGAATTTGATAAAATAGGGCGTATCTTTACTTTGTAATTGAAACAATAATTTATTAATTAAAAACTTTGCAAAATGAAAACTTTTAATGTAATAAAAACTTTTAGAAATAATAATGATAACACAGTTATCGAAAATAAAAAAATTGGAACTGTTACTGCTTATACAATTACTAAGGCAATGCGTAATGCAGTTAATAAATTCAATAATGGCATTTGGTCTAATATTTCTGTAAAGATAAAATAACCCGTAAGTTTCCCGCAAAGTTCTTGGCGGGTTTATAAAACCCCGGCGCAAAACCGGGGTTAATTTAAAAAACCATATTAAATCACAATACCATGATACTTACAATTATTATTATACTTTTCATAGCAATTCAAATATACGGTTTTTTTGAAAGTGAAAAACATATTAGTATTTAAACCTAAAAAACAATGTGATGAAACCTTCCCAATATTTCCATACCAAGCAAGAACTGATTGAAATGATAATCAATTCCCAACCAACCATTTTACAAGGCGTTTGCGATAATGAATTACGTCAAGAGTTTAGAACCCTCCCCCCGTATGATTTTACTATTAAGTTTCAAAATACAGTAGCTATTAAAGCTGAATATGTTGGTGGCGATTTATACCAATTACACTATGATAATTTTACCTTAAAAAATTAATGATATGACTATCCAAGATTGTATACATTACGAACAATGGGTTCCAAATACTTTGGGAAAATCTATTGAAACTCCTGTTATTTATTTCAGGAGAGTTCCGGTTGATCATTTTTTAATTTCAGATGAACCTATTGATAATAAAAGCAATATTATATTAATTATGCGTTTTTACTATTTTTATAACTAAACTAATAATACGAATGAAAACTTTTTTTATTAAAATTGACCTTTCTACTATTAAAGAAAATGAAAATTGGGGGCAAACAGAAACCCGCATCCCAACCCATAAAACAATAACTTTTCAAACAAACAAATTGCCTGATTTTTTTATGGATGGCATTAACTGTTTAATTAATTCTTGTGATGTTACTGATGGGATTTGTCATAATTTTCAAGGAGAAATAATAGATGCGGTGCTTTTAGAAAAATGCATTGAAGAAAAAATAGAAAACTTAAATATCACAGTTTCCCAAAATTACAGAACCATAACGCATTGGCCAATCCCTCGTTACGCTTTTTCATACAGAAATACTAAAATCAAATGTGATAATTGTGGTAAAAACATAATGTCTAATAATTTAAAAACAGACGTAAGTGAGGATAATGAGTGTTACTCTAATAGGATATGCCCAGAATGCGGGGAATTTGATTGTTGTTCTTTGCTTTATGAAACTATTGAAGAAGCCCTAAAAAGAAAAAAATAAAAATGAAATACGCTTCCATTACCAAAAATAAAGAAGGGTTTGGTGTGATTAAAATTAAATTTCCATTTGATTACGCTGAAGTAAACCGGGTACGAACTATCCCGCAAAGGCAATACCATAAACAGCAGTTTTGTTGGTCTGTTCCTTTATTAGCGGAAAACGTTAAAACACTTTTATCTTGGGGGTATATTTTAGATAAATCTTTAGAAGATTGGTATGCAGGTAATAATGCTCCAAAACCATCTATTTTTAAACCTATTCCAATTCCAGGATTAAAAGGAACGCTGATGCCATTCCAAGAAATAGGCGTTTCGATGATTGAATCAAAAAACGGTCGGGTATTATTAGCTGATGAAATGGGATTGGGTAAAACTGTTCAGGCCTTAGCTTGGTTACAATTGCATAAAGAGTGTCGGCCTACACTTATTATAACCCCAGCTTCATTAAAATACAATTGGAAAAATGAAGTTAGAAAATGGTTACCTGTTTCTAAAGTACAGGTAATCAATAGCACAAATCAAGACACGGAACTTATAGGAAAGATTATCATAATAAATTATGATATATTATCTTTTTGGTATAAAAAATTAATAAAATATAATTTTAAAATTTTAATCGCAGATGAATGTCATTATTTTAAAAATAACGAGGCTATTAGAACCAAATTGGTTAAAAAAATAGCAAAAAACATACCTAAAATAATAGCACTAAGTGGAACCGCTTTAGAAAATCGCCCATTAGATATATACAATGCTTGGAAAATAATAGACCCGGAAAACTGTCCCCCGTTTGTCACTTTTGGTAATTTATATTGCGGCGGTTCTTTTGTAGATTATAAAGGGGCTACAAATCTTTCAGAATTGCATAATATACTAAAGAAAACTATATTGATAAGAAGATTAAAAAAAGATGTATTGCCTGAATTACCCGATAAACAAAAAACAATAATACCTATACAAATTGATAATAGAAGCGCATATGATGCAGAAGAACAAAAATTCATAAAATATTTAAAAACACACAAAAAAGACAATACTGAAATATTTTCTTTTATAGAAAAACTACAACAGTTATCTTCAAAGGGTAAATTAAAAAGCATAATAGAATGGGTATCTGATTTTTTGGTAAGTGATAAAAAATTAGTCATATTTGTTACTCATCGTTTTATGATTACCTCTATCATATCAGCCTTTCCTGAATCCCTTGTTTACGATGGTTCTGTTAATTTAGAAAAACGTGAAAAAATAATACAAGAATTTCAAACAAACCCTTCAAAAAAAATATTTATAGGCATGTTGGATAACCAAGGAAAGCCAGCCGGAGTGGGTATAACGTTGACAGCGGCATCAGACACAATCACGACAGAATACAGATATACCCCATCTGTTCATGACCAGGCGGATGACCGGGTTCATAGAATAGGTCAAAAAAATGCTGTAAATAATCGTTATTTTTTAGCAATAAACACAATCGAAGAAAAAATCTTTGCCATACAAGATAAAAAAAGAATAATATCTGATAAAGTATTAGATGGCATAAATACCGATTCAAAATCGTTATTACTTGAAATTTTTAAATTTTACAAAAATTAAATTATGAAAGTCCCACAATCTGAAGAACAGTGTTTAATAGAACATGGATTCACAAAAGTCCATGAAAATACTGAAAATATCATTGATTTTATAAAACTTAATAATTTTTATGTGGTTAAAATTAATGATTATTATTGGTTATCAAAACCGTATAAAGATTATGTGGTTAAATCACCGGAATTAATTAATACTAAAATAACATATTGATATGATAATAGATGAACTAAGAATTGGAAATTGGTTAATGTTTAATAATTCATTTGAAAAAGTGCGTTCAATAACCAATGGGATATTTATTGATAAAATCAACGAACTTCCTTTAGAACTATATTCACCAATTCCTATCACGAGTGAATTATTGGAAAAAATAAAGATAATACAATGCCCCAACTGGAAACAACGACCCAATAATACTTGTTTTGCTTTTGATTTTGAGGGGAAAGATGAATTTTATATTAATCTATCTGAAAATAAATATTATTTTGGGTACGATTACAATTCTATCCTCGTAGCACACAATTACCAAGAATTAAAATACATTCACGAAATTCAAAATTTATTTTTTTTTTAAATAAAAAACAACTCGAAATAAATTTATAAAAAATGGAAAACCTAAACCTAATACGCAAGATTGCTTGGTCTTTTCATAAGAGTACCGGAATTGAATTTGAAGATTTGTTTTCGGAATCCTGTTTGGCATACTATGAGGGGCTGAAGTACTACAAGTCAGAAAAAGGTAAAATAACTACATTTATGTACTTTTACATTCCCAATCATTTGAAAAATTACATAAAAAAGAACTATACTAAGCAACCTGTGTTAATTTCTATACATGATTTAAAAATTGAAAAAGAATCGTTTGTCGAATACTTTTATGAATCTTGTACAAATGACGCAATTCAAATATCAAAATTAATACTTTCTGCACCTAATCCTTACCTTAAAAAACCAAAAAAAGCAACCAACCGAATTTGCCAATTACTACTCAGACAAAATTGGGATATGCCTCGTATTTGGAAAGGCATTCACGAATTAAAATTAGCATTATCATAAAATTAAAAATTACAATTATGAAAAAAGTAGGTATACTATTATTTAATTTGATATTATTTTTATCTGAATTTTTTACATACCTAAAATGGTGGATTATCAATGTATGGGCTGTTTATATACAATTTAAAAATGGCCCTCGTATTTTCTCCGGTTGGTGGCATTACAAATTTGCCTGTAAATACGCTGATAAACGAGCCTATTTGACTTCAAAAAACAAACTATTTGGTAATAAAAGGCATTATGTATTACCGTATGGAAAGGAACGTTTAATTGTCGTAAATCGTGAAAAAATTAAAGTATTAAAAGAAAAACAAATATTTAAGAAAAACTTGAATATTGTTGATTTGATTAAACACTCCTATTATGCTACGAAATAATGGACTTGATTCAACTTTTTCAAGATTTTGGAGTAAATTACGCCACCGAGGGGTATAAATATTGTCGCCCCGGTTGGGTTAATGTGGATTGTCCATACTGCGTTGCGAATAGTCCTGGGCCACACTTGGGATTTGAATTAAATTCAGTACATTGTAATTGTTGGTCGTGTGGTTGGCATCCAACGATTCCCACGCTGTCTAAATTACTTTCCCAATCTATTCCAGAAACTACCAAAATTTTAAAAAATTATGGAAATTCTATTAATAGACAAGTAAAACAACCATTACTACATATTCGGGTAAAATCATTTAGATTTCCTACTAATACAGGAATTTTACAAAAAAACCACCGCAAATACTTGGAATCCCGTAATTTTGACCCTGATTATTTAGAACAATTATGGGGATTAAAAGGAACTGGCCCAATTAGTGTTTTAGACACGATTGATTATAAACACCGGATAATAATCCCTTTCAATTGGCAAATGAAGGTGGTTTCATTTGATTCCAGAGACGTAACAGGCAAACACCTGGCTAAGTATATGGCTTGCCCAAAAGAACGTGAATTTACCCCCCACAAATCAATTTTATACGGAAAACAAAAATTATGGGGAGAAACAGGAATTATTTTAGAAGGCCCAACAGATGTTTGGCGATTTGGTCCGAAGAGCGTGGCCGTGAGTGGAATTGAATTTAAACCAGAGCAAATACGGGTAATTGCTAAACAATGGAAAAGAGTTGCCGTTTGCTTTGATGGTGATGAAGTACAAGCCCGTATTCAAGCCAACAAACTGGTTTCTGAACTTAAATTTAGAAACGTAGATGCTTTTCGAGTTGATATTCATGGAGACCCAGGTGGAATGGCTCAAAAAGAAGCGGATTATCTTGTAAAACAATTAGTTAAAAAAATATACTAATGAATTTTTTTATTCGAAAAAGTAATATTACTTTTACCCTATAATTCGATTCTAATGCTTGTGGCGAGCTTAACGATATATTTTTAAACAGACCTGATTGAGAGTAGGGACGCCACCCCGAAATCAATCAGGTTTTTTAATTTTAAAAATTATGGAACGTACTAATTTAAACCTCCCGGACGCTATCAATTGCAGCCTTGATTCTAATTTCACTCAAATCCCTAATGAATTTTTAAAAAACCCAAATATCACAGCCAAAGCCAAAGTCATTTTGGGAATTTTGTTGTCTAACCAAAAAGGGTGGAAAAGTTATATTGAAACAATCAAAACAATGATGCCGGAACAAAATTTTGCTATTCGCGCCGGAATAAAAGAATTGGAAACATTTGGCTATTTAAAAAGAGTAAGATACAGGGATAGATTGACGAAAAAGTTTAAAGGTTCTTTTTGGGCATATACAGATTTTCCATTCAATTTTAACATAGAAAAACACTTATCAATATTAAAATCCCATAAATTAGAGCCTATTGAGCCATATACTGGAAACCCGCCTACGGGAAACCCGCCTACGGGAAACCCGCCTACGGGAAACCAACTACTAATAAGACTAAAAGAAAATAATACTAAAGAAAAAAATACTAACTCTATCGATGATGGACTTTTTTCAAAAGAAATACAACCCAAAAAATTATCTATAAATCAATTTGAAAACTTTTGGAACATATACCCAAAAAAAGCTGGAAAGGGTAGTGCGCTAATATCTTGGATGGAATTATGTTCCCAAAAATCCAAGGATAAAATACGACCAACTTTTGAAATAATAGAAAAAGCAATTAATTCCCAAATTAAATCTGAACAATGGTCCATAAAAGAATATATACCAAATCCAACAACTTGGATCAACCAATGTCGTTGGTTAGATGACCATGCGGAAATGAAGTTGTATTCTCGCGAAAAATTGTATAATAATAAACCAGATAGCGTAATTGAAAATGGAGAAACATGGTATTTATCTGGGGATGGAAAATATAGAAATAAAAAAGGGGATTTATTAAAATTATAATCATTGGAATATTAAACAATGTGCTGTTGCTTCTTAAAGTGGCATATAACGTTGATAATATGAAATGGCTGGGATTTGGAGCTACTAACATGTCCAACGCCATAAAACTAACAGGTAGCAAGCGGGCTAAAAAGTCCGATAACACCCAGCTATTTTATATTATGTGTTATAAAACGGTTTTTATTATGTATATGTCAAAGAAAAATAGGGAAATAGTTAGAACCTTGCTTGGTGGCAAATGTGCCTATACGGGGACAGAATTACTACCCGATTGGCAAGTTGATCACGTAAAGGCAGTAAGAAGAAACTGGTGGGTAAATAATTCTGCAATGTTTGAAGAGAATCATAATTTACAAAATATGCTACCTTCTCAAAGAATTGTAAACCACTATAAACACTCGATGGATTTAGAACAGTTTAGAAATTTTATGAAAGATTTTCATATTAGAATTTCAAAACTACCAAAGAACCCTAAAATTGAGAAATCAATTAAAAGAAAAGCGTATATGTTAGAAATTGCAAGGCTTTTCGATATAACAACTGATAAAGCATTTTCAGGCAGATTCTACTTTGAAACGCTGTCTTAAACTGTTTTATAACGGTTGGTATAAGTAAAGTACCGGATTTGAAACACGAATTTTTAATTATAAAAATAAATTGATATGAAAAACAGTTTTAAATTAACCGAAAAAGCAAGGTATTTTATTTATACTTTGTTAGCATTAGTTTTGTGCGTGGGATGCCACTCTGACAATAACCACTACACTAATAAAGAAGTAAAAGAGTTTTGTGATTTTGATATGTCAAAAACTGACTGGAAGATTGCAAAAATGAATAATGGCAAGTATGTACTTGTGGATAAAAAATACTATTTTAAACTTGAAGATAAGGGTGGCAAATATGTTACTGGAAACGACACATGCTATTTAAAAATGCGAGCTTATAAATGGTGGATGAATAGTGTAGTGGCAAATTAATGCTAACGGTTCGTGTATGAGCAGTAGCCGATTTAGAAGCAATATCTTATCAAAATAGTAGAATATTAATTAGTAGCAGTAGCCTAAATAAGCCCACTAAAACCGCTATTTTTTATATACGGTGTTAGTGCCAGTTATTTATTTGATTATCAACTTTTAAAATTATAATAATGGAAACAATTACAAAATTTAAAGCAATTGACGGAGTAGAATTTACCGACAAGCAAGAATGTATTAAGTATGAATTACTTATTGATAGAGTAAATTCAATTATGAATACATTACCTAAACACCCCGATTCTTGTGACTTTTCAAATGGTAGTGGTTATTTGCAACACGATAAAACCACATTAAGAAACGCAAAAGTTAGCTTATTAATTATTTGCAAAGAATACATTGACCATAAATGGATTCAACAATCAATTGATGATGAAACTGTTCATCCTTCATGGGTTGGTAGATTACTTGGTGATTACGGAATTAGACCATTAGAACGTGCTTGGAATAGATTTCAATGTATTGATTCTAAATCCAGAGAATGGGGGCAACCTTATTTTGCTTCAAATCCCGAAAAAGCTACGCAGAAGTGTCTTTCATAATTGGCACTAACGGCTGCGGTAAGAAATCGTGCCGGATTGCGAGCGAAACACTATCAAGATACAGAGAATTATGAACAGAGCTATATATTTTAATAAACCACTACACCCGGCATGTTTTTTACCGCGTGTTATAACCAGCCTTTTGTTATGATTTTAAGGAGATTAGGAAATAAACAGAAAATTGCAAAGGAAATACAAAAGCATTTTCCACAGCATAGAATTTATATTGAGCCGTTTTTTGGGGCAGGTGGGATGTTTTTTAACAAACCAAAAGCAAATTACAATATTGTAAATGATATTGATAACGATGTTTTTAACTTGTTTAATGTTGCTACTAATAACCGAAATGAGTTAAAAGAAGCATTTAAACTAATGCCTCTACATGCAGGATTACTTGACTACTGGAAACAAAATGAAGAAACAGACACTATAAAAAAGGCTTTGAGGTTTATATTTTTAAGCAATTTTACATACTTAGGAACTGGGCAGCAAATGAGGTTTACAGCAACTAAAAATGAATATCCTGAAAACTTTGAATACTTACTTGATGCAACGGCAAAATATTTATTTGGCGTGCAGTTTGGGAATACCGACTTTAGAAAGTTTATAAAGGATATTTCTTTTCAAACTGATGGGCGAAATGATGAAGCAAAAACGCTTATTTATGCAGACCCTCCATACATAGCAACAAATGACAATTACAGCCACTCATTTACTGAACAGGATAGTATTGATTTATTTGATACGCTCCAAAATAGCAAGTGCATGTTTGCAATGAGTGAATTTGATAACGAATTTATTTTAAACCAAGCAAAAGAAAGGAGACTAAATGTTATCTACATTGGAGAAAGAACAAACTTAAAGAACAAAAGAACTGAAATTTTAGTAACCAACTATCAAAAAGCACCGACGCTCTTTTAAGGTTGGTTATAACGTTTCCGCTATGAGTAGTGGCGGATTTAGAACTACTCACTATCGAAATACAATAAACTATATGAAAAGCACAAAAGATAAACAACAGACTAACCCGCCATTACTTATAGCGAGTGTTATGCCCCGTATTTATTTAGCTATTCTGAATATTGATTCGTGGGCTGGGCAATGTGCCGATGCAACTCATTTATACGGCACTCTAATTTTGTCAGAAAAAGAGAATGTAACCATTGATAATGTTGACGACCATAACGTAAAATACTTGGGTAAAAATATTGAACTTAAAAGGCCTTTAACATTGGAGTTAGCAAAACAATTGGATGAAAAAGATGGACATAATTCAAATCAAAGAGCCTTTAGGTGGGCAAATGATATTGAACACGCTGATTTTATCAAAGAAAATCCAGATACGGGATTAACTGAAAGGTTTGATACTTTTGAGCAACTTGTTGAGTTTGCGGTTGAAAAATGGAAGGAATTGAATATTGATTGCCCATTTATTAGTCTTTACAAGGGAGATAAATATTATAAAAACAAATACAATGCTTCGGAGACGGTCATTATCCAATATGGGGCATAACGATGAGCGTATGAAATCGAAAGGGATTAAAGAGTGTGTCTTTATCCCACGAGATGAACGCCAATAGAAATCACTACACAACGCATACTACTGCAACCCTTTTGTTTTATACGCTGTGTTAGCGTTTCGTGCTTTATTTCAGAGTATTAATTTTAAAAAAGAACATAATGGAAAATCCAAAAATCAAAACAAAAGTAGTTCACAGCCAATCAAAAACAGCTTGGAATATTATCGGTGAGCAATTAGGTGGCAAATACAAAATTGCCAGAATACCTTATTTAGTTGTTGACGGTTCAGAGATATTAACAACTAAAAACAAATACGAAGCGTTGCTTCATGCTCAATTTATTAACCAATGTTTCAATAATTCGGATAAGATTGTTGGTACAGTCTTTTATCATGAACGCTAACGGTTCCGCTATGAGTAGTGGCGGATTTAGAACTACTCACTATCAAAATACAACAAATGACAATAGAAAGCACAAACGATAATAACAGCACGAACTCCGCCATTACTTATAGCGAGTGTTATAGTGCGTTGGTTTTGAAACCTGAAATTCTTTGCCACCCCCACATTCCAAAACCCTTACATGGTGTTGCACCACGAGAAATTAAGGGTCAAAATTGGTGGGATGAAACAAGGCAAAAAACATATAAAAGCACAGATTACCATTGCGTAGCTTGTGGAGTTGCTAAATCAGAGGCTAAAAAACATAAATGGTTAGAGGCACATGAGTTTTGGAATATTGATTATAATACGGGAATTTGCGAAGTAAAAAGTATTGAGCCACTTTGCCATTATTGCCATAACTTTATACATAGTGGAAGATTATCAATGATTATCGGCAAAGAGAAAAGCAAACAAGAAGTAATTGATATTTTAGAGCATGGGTTTAAAGTGTTGGCAGAAAATAATTTAAAGGCTTTTTACTTTACTGTTGACTTTGCAAAACGAATAGGAGCGAAAACGTTTGGAGTTGAAAAATATACCCCAACTGTAAATGAGAAATTAAAATGGACTGATTTTAAATTGATATTTGAAGGAAATGAATACTTTTCAAAATTCAAATCTCAATCGGAGTGGCAGTCTTTTTACAATGCACTATAACGGTTGCAAATATATTGTCGTTTTAATGCAATATATTTGTTGTTATGTTTAGTTTTAAAAATTTTATACAAATGAAAATATGAGAGAATATCAAAAGGAATACGAAGCATATATGAAACAAGTAACTGATGGTTTTATAAATATGCAAAGTGAAACAACAACACAAGAGCATTTAAAAGATGTGATGTCACAAATGTTAATTGTTGAATGGAATGGTGGATTAGATTGGAAAGCAATTAGAACTGGTGAAATGTTTAGAGATGGTAATTTAATGGAAGAAAACAGACAATATAATTCTGAAATTGCAAAGAGATATTTACAATTTAATACACTGACTTATGATGAATGGATTGCGAAGTATAAAACAAATTCATAAAATTTTAAAAATTAAACATAACTATAATATATAAATTTTAACGCATAACTATTTGAGTATGAATAAAAATATAGACGAATTTTTAAAGATTTATACACAATCTTTAAAATATTTTAATTATTCGGAAAGAACTATTCAAATGTATTCTCATTATTTTGAGAAGTTTATAGAAAATAGAAACAAATATTACCAACATCTTACATCAAATGATTTTTCAGAATACTTAACTACATACAAATTTTCATCTATTTCTCAACAAAACCAAATAATTAATGCTTTGAAATTTGAATATGAAAAAGTATTAAAAAAGAAATATGATAAAATTGATTTTCAAAGACCCCGTAAAGAAAAACATTTACCACAAGTTATAGATAAAGAATTTTTATTGGATAAGATTGATAAAATTCCAAATATAAAACATAAAGCTATTATTTCATTAGCGTATTCAGTTGGGTTACGGGTAAGTGAAATTATTAACTTAAAAATTGAAGATATAGATTCAAAAAGAATGATAATAAATATTAGACAAGCAAAAGGTAAAAAAGATAGGATAGTCCCACTTTCCATAAAAATACTTGATTTATTACGTTTATATTTTAAATCTTGTAGACCTTCTGTTTATTTATTTAACGGACAATTTGATTTAAAATACTCCGCAACAAGTTGTAATCAAATAGTTAAACAATATTTAGGGAAAGAATATCATTTTCATTTACTCCGACATTCATCGGCAACGGCTATGTTAGAAGCTGGAGTTGATTTACGGTATATTCAAAAAATATTAGGACATTATTCAAGTAAAACAACAGAAATCTATACCCATGTAAGTACAGTTAGTTTGCAAAAAATACAATTACCAATATGATTGAACGTAAAATAATAATCTATTTAATCACATCCACTGATTTTTTACGTCAAATCAGAAATATTTGGGATGTTTCCTACTTAGAATCCCCTACAGCAAAACGACTGGCAAGTTGGGTTTGGGAATATTTCGAAAAATTCGATAAAGCCCCGGGACGTAATATTGAAAGTATTTTTTATGAAAAGGTTGCTTCATCGAAGATTTCTAAAGAAATAACAAACGAGATTGAAGAAGAAATATTGCCCGGATTGTCAGAAGAGTATGAACAAGAGTCCTTCAATTTAGATTACGCTATTGCCCAATCAAAAAAGCATTTCAGAGAACGTAGGTTGATCCTATATTGTGATACATTACAAGCCTTGATTGCCAGTAGTCAGATTGAAGAAGCCGAAAAAAATGCTTGTGATTTTAAGCCCATCCCAGACGCTTCTGATACTGATATCGATTTAAGCAGTAATGCTGTTTTGGAAAAAATTGAAAAGGCTTTTGAGGCTCAGGCAGACCCACTTTTAAAATGGCCAAAGCAATTAGGTAAATTTTGGAATGACCAGTTTGTTCGAGGGGCTTTTATTGCTTTTATGGCTTCAGAAAAAAGAGGTAAAACATTTTTAATGATTGAAATAGCTTTACGGGCTTGTAAAAAATACAAAGTTGCCTTTTTCCAAGCCGGGGATATGAGTGAAGGGCAGCAACTAATGCGTATTGCTATAAATTTAACGGGAAAATCAAACAAAGAAAAATATTGCGTAGCTTCCCACGAGCCATTGCGGGATTGTATACATAACCAACGAAATACATGCCGGAAAAAAGAAAGAGAATGTGATTTTGGTGTATTTGATAATATGACTGAAGAAATGATTCGGGAGGAGGTTACGAAAGACGCTCTTGTAGATGCTTTAAAAGAAAATCCAGATTATAAACCCTGTTATAATTGTGAGGAATACGAAGACGCTCATTGGGGCGTTCCTTGGATTAAAGAAACCCCGGCAATTAGTCCATTAAAAAAAGAAGAGGCCAAAGATGTATATTCGGAGTTCTTCATTAAACATAAACGAAAATTTAGACTATCCACCCACGCCAATGGTAGTTTGTCTGTTAAGCAAATAAAAGCTATTTTGGGTATTTGGGAAAAAGAAGATGGATTTGCGCCTGATTTTATTATTATTGATTACGCTGATTTATTAGTTTGTGATGCCCGGGTTGAATTTAGACATCAACAAAATCAAATATGGAAAGATTTGAGAGGACTGAACCAAGAGAAAAATTGTATACTAATAACAGCAACCCAAGCTGATTCTAAATCGTATGATCAACACCGCTTGAAACTTAGTAATTTTAGTGAGGATAAGCGTAAGTACGGACATGTTACGGCAATGTATGGATTAAACCAAGACCCGAAAGACCGGGAAAAAAAGATTGGTTTGATGCGTATCAATAAGTTAATATTGAGGGAGGACGAGTTTAGCAGCGCCGATGAGATTGTTGTTTTACAGAATTTAAAACGAGGGAGACCCATTATTGGGAGTTATTTATGATTTTTAAAAATTTTTTAAAAAATAAATCATAAATTATTTTGAAATTTGATAATTATACTTTATTTTTACTATCTGTTTAGGTTAGTTATTTAATAACTCTTAATTAGTTGTTAATTAAATTATTAGGTTATGAGGAAAGTTTAGTTTTTGTTAAATTGCCCCGGAAAATCAAATTAAGGATTTCCGGGGTTTTGTATCGAAAAATTGTTTTTAACTTTAATATAAATTTAAAATTTAATCAAAATGAGTACTATTTCACAAAAAACGCTTAAAAAAGCGGCTGACGAACTTAATGAAGTTCTTGGACTTGACCCTGCAATTGATTCCAGTTTAAAGGTTGTTGCTTTGTTACCTTTAGTAAAAAAAGCAATCTCTTTGACTACTGAAGATGATGAGTTTTCTGAAGAAACCCAAGAATTGATTGATACTTTGAGGGAGGAACCTGAAGAAGAAATTGAAGAAAAACCGGCCAAAAAGGAAACCAAAACAACCCCTAAAAAAGAGGTTAAAAAAGTAGCAAAACCAGTTGCTAAAGTTGAAGAACCAGAGGACGATGACGAGGATGCCCAAGATGATGACCAAGAGGACATACCTGAAGAAAAACCGGCCAAAAAGGAAACCAAAACAACCCCTAAAAAAGAGGTTAAAAAATCAAATTTTTCCCGTTCTGAGGCCATTGCTTTGGCGTTACAAAATACAAAGCCAAAATCTTTTGAAGATTGGGCTAAAAACGCCAACAAAATTAATATTGAGCATGGCGGCCGGGACAATGTGAAAGAGAGTCTTAACATGATTAAAATGATACATCGTGCTTTTATAGCATTAGGCATGGAGGTTCCATCTAAGTAATAACTAAAAAATGGAACTATTAAAAAACAGTATAACGATAAGGGGGGACAGTTTATATTGCCCCCTTTCGTTATCTTTAGACAGTTATGGTAATTGTCTTACTGATTGCCACCATTGTTATTTACGAAATTTGAATCATGTTTGGGGAAAAGAATTAAAACCCGCTGATTTATTCTTATTAGAAAAAAAACTAATAACGTCTTTACAAAATAAATTTCCAAAAACTACACTTTCAAGCGCTTTAGCGCATAAAAAAACAATACGATGGGGTAATAAGACAGACCCCTTTCAAGAAGCCGAAAAAGAACATAAAATTAGCAAAGAAATATTCAATATATTAACAAAATTAGATTGGACTTTCGTAATACAGACCCGGTTTACAGGGATAATGATGGAATACGAAAAGAAAATAATAAGAGCATATAAAAAAAATTTAATTACCATTATGCCTGTTGTTTCCCCTGGATTAGAAAAAGATTGGGAAATATTTGAAAGAAAAAGAACAACCCCCCCTTTAGATAGAATTAAACATTTATCATATTTACAAAGTTTAGGCATACCAGGAGGCGTTAATGGGGAACCGTTTATTCCAGGGTTTCATACCGAAAAAGATTTTGAAGATACTTTAAAACTCTTAAAAGCCCATAAAATTAATAGATACAATACATATAATTTCCATTTCAATGCGTACGTGGCTAAAAGATTACATTCGATTGGTGTGGATATTGAAAAAATTTGGTTTTACAATCAAGATAAAGAATGGAAAAAAATACTACCTAATTTGTTAGAAATTTCCAAAAAATATAATATAATACTTGGTTGTCCAGACTTTGTTAATACTGGTAAAGATTGGGTTGAAAAAGCGAATACTTGTTGTGGCGTTAATGTTCCAAATCCTTGTACTTTTAACTCGCATCATTTTAAATTATGTCGTCAAAAAGGATATTCCATTGAAAAAACGATAAAAGAAACAAATGATGGTACTGGTGATTTTAATGACGGTTTAGCCTTAATTAATGGGACTAATAAAAAAATGTTTAATTTAAAAGATGCCGGACTATGACCCCTGTGGAATTGTATGGAAATATTTATGTTAAACGGGAGGACTTATGTTTTGAATCCCCTGCCCCTCCGTTTTCCAAGTGCCGGGGCATCATCCCACATTTAGAAAAATTAAAAAAACAAGGAATAACCACTGTTGGGTACACAGAAACCAGTATATCAATGGCTGGGTGGGGGGTTACCTGGGCGTGTAAAGAATTAGGGATGAAAGCTATTATTTTTGACCCTCAATATATTAAAACTCCAGAAGTATTGGAATATCATAGGAAACAATGGTATAAATTAGGGGCTGAAATCATACCAATTAAAGCTGGTATGGCTAAGGTGAATTGGTATATTAGTAAATCCATTTTAAAAAAAATACCAAATTCTGTATTATTGCCATTAGGATTACCTTTTAAAGAAACAATACAGGAAACAGCCCATGAATTTTGGGGCACTTTAAATTATTTGGATTTTAATATTAAATCCATAATAGTTTGCGTTGGTAGTGGTACTATATGTTCTGGTATAATGAGTATATTAAACGAATGGCCTTCATCTTGGGATTTATATGGGATAATGACCCGAACAGGAGATGTTAATAAAAAAGCAAATCAAATTTTAAATAAAGCCCAATCAATAAATTCGGGAATATTTAAAACTAATAATTTTAAGTTAGTAGACCCTGGATGGGAATATACTCAAAAAAGTCAAATAACTCCACCATTTCCATGTCACCCTTATTATGACGCTAAAGCCTGGCAATGGCTGATAGAAAATGAAAAATCATTAAAAGCACCAATTTTATTTTGGAATATCGGTCATTAAATACAAAAATTGTATAATATTATAAAACTACATTATGAATTATTGGGAGTTAAGAAAAATTATTGCCAGAGTTGTCCCCCGGATGACTCAGTTGTATTCTTCAAATAGAAAGGCCGAAATTGTACAAGAGAAAGGACGAAAAAAAAATTATAGCCAATTCAATTTAAAAATAGGGGAATGGCGAAAACAAGAGCGGTTGCTCAACACTGAAGAAATTAATAATTTTCTGGAAATATCCGTTCGTGCCGCTGCTTGTCCCTTACCTTTTAATATGGATATTTGGGATGGTTTGGTTTGTCCTTATAATTGTATTTATTGTTTTGCGAATGCTTTCCGGGCTTCTTTATATACTGCTTTTTTTGACAATAGTAAAACAATGGGGCTACGACATTGCAACCCGGAATACTACAAAAAAGAATTAGATAAAATGGAACGTTTTAGAGGCATGACCATGCCTGAAAAACAAAAATTGACGCATATTAATAAAGCCTTTGCTTTAGAAATTCCGGTTCGAATGGGTATTCGTTTTGAAGATTTTTTAAGAAATGAACAAAAAGCCGGGGTCAGCCTATCTATGTTAGAATATCTGAAAGAAATAGCTTACCCAGTAATGTTGAACACTAAATCAAATGTAGTTGGGACTGACCCCTATGTGAAAGCATTGTCAGAAAATAAAGCGAAAGCCGCAGTACATGTTACTGTTATTTCGGCAAATAATACTTTATTAAAAGCATTAGAGCCTGGAGCGCCATCATATGAACAACGCTTAGAAGGTATTAAAAATTTATGTGCGGCTGGAGTTCGTGTAGTGGCAAGAATAGAACCCTATTTATTTTTAACCAATGATGAACCGGAATATTTAACAAAATACATGGAAGATATGTGGGGGGCTGGTGTTAGGAATATAACTTTTGATACTTATTCGTATACAGCAAATAATTCTGGATTACGTCAATGTTTTATGAATATTGGCTTAGATTATGACCGTATTTTTACAGTGGGGTGTGATAGTCAGCCATTAGGCTCTCTTTTATTGGGTAAATTCATGGAATTATTTAGGGACTACGGATTTAGTTGTAGTACTTTTGATATGGGTAATCAAATTAATAATGACCAATCTATTTGTTGTGAAGTTGAGGATTATTTTGAAGGTGGTTGGAATTATGGATGTACGGTTATGGCCGCAAGATACATATTAAAAAAAGGGGTCGCTGTTTCTTGGTCAGATTTTGAAAATTATGTAAATAAAAATGGGGGTTTTCTTACTGAAGATTTAAAAAAAGAAGTAAAAATGCTTTGGAATTTGGGGGGGAATATGGCATATAGCCAACGTTGGTGTGCTGGATTAATCCCTTGTGGGATGGATTCAGATGGCTTGATTTGGATTAAAGAGAATACAGATTATCGTGAAAATTTAATAAAAGAAATAATATGAAAATAAACAATTTAGTTGAGGCTATTTTCGCTCAAGCCGTGGCATTAGACCAAAATGGTGGTTTAAAAAATACTATTTATGCCCAAGATAGTGAAATATTTATTATGAATTATGACCATACGGTGTTATTGTCTTTTAGATTGCGACAATCAGAAGGACGCTTCGAAACACCCATATCTTTTAAAGCAAACGATTACGACAGTAATGAATTTGATATAAAAGATAATAAAATTGTTTTTTATTCTAAAAAAGGGGATTTTCAAAGGAAAAAAATATGTGGCACTACCGAATTGTCACCGGCAGAGGTTAAAGAATTATACCAATCCTATATGGAAGATTTGGAGGAACGTCCCACTGTTCTTTTGCCTCGTGATATTTTGGAATTAATAGATAATGATTTAAGTCATATTGAGTTTATTGGAAGTGCCGGGGGTACTTTAAAAATGATTCAAAGAAACATATACTCAGGGGGTGTTGTTGAAATTGAAAAAAACGAAACGGGAATGTTTTCTGAAAAATTAGCGAACGATTTTGGGCCTATCGCTATAAAAACAGATGATTTTAAAGCCTTATTCAATTTTCAAGACAACCTTAAATTTTCATTTCCGAAAAAAGGAAAAGAAGATTTCATATTGGTAAAAAGCGCAGATATGAACAAGCGTAATTTCACAGGCATTATTGCGTGTTGTTTATATGATGAAATCATACAAATAAAAGAAGCCCGGGAAAGTAAACCAATAACAAGGAGAAAATAATTATGGGAGGAAAATCAAGAAAAACAGGGGGTGTTTCTCAAAAACTCATCCAATCTTTAAAAAATGGTAGTTATGAAAAAAACTGTTGTGGAAAACCTAAAATAAATGAAAAAAATAATACCTCCATCAATTTATTTGGAATTTCTGAAGAAAAAGAAGATTGAACCAAATTTTTATTGCAGTGAATCTTATTTATTAGCTTCTGGGGCTCAATGTTATTTTGAAAATGACTGGGCTTATGTTGATGCCGATGGTTGGTTATTATTCCCCCCAATTTATGTTTGCGATAATAGACAAGAAAAATCAAACAAACCAATTTGGTCTGATTTTTGTAAGATATACCCATCTTATTCTACTATTTCTTTTTTAGATTGGGAGTATGTCTATAACCCTTCCCATTTCTTAGAATTAAAAGGGGGTCAATGGGAAGTTTTCAGGAAAAATATTAGAAAATTTTCTAAAAATCATGCTAATTGGGTATATTGTGATTGGATTGATATAAAACAATGTTCTGTTTTATTATCCAACTGGTTTGAACACAAAAATGATGCCGAAGATGCTGAAATAATAACCAATATTTTACTAAATGATTTTCCTGGATTATGTAAACGGGCTTTATATGATGAAAACGAACATTTGAAGGCCGTAAATGTTTGGGATACCAATTGGAAGTATATAAACTACAGATTATGTATTGTCGATAAAAAAGAGCCATTTGTGGACGAATTTTCCAGATGGTTATTTTATACTTCGAATGATATCATTAATAGTGGTAAATTAGTTAATGATGGGGGTTCTGTTGGTAATTCAGGATTAGAACGCTTCAAAGATAAATTAAACCCCATTAGAAAAAGAAAAGTTTACAGTTATTTATAAATAAAAAACATATGAAAAAACAAGAATTATTGCACGCTTTAGAGGTAGTTAAGCCGGGATTGGCAAATAAAGAAATAATTGAACAAAGTACCTCATTTGCTTTTATCAATGACCGGGTTGTTACTTATAACGATGAAATAAGCATTTCCCATCCAGTGGAAGGGTTAAATGTTACTGGCGCCGTTCAGGCCCAAGAGCTTCATAAACTTTTAACAAAGTTAAAAGTAGATGATTTTGAAATTGAAGTTACCGAATCTGAAATTTTAATTGCGTGCGGAAAATCTAAAGCAGGCATGACGTTACACCAAGAAATCAAATTACCATTGGAGGAAATTGGAAAACTTGGAAAATGGAAAACGTTACCTGTTGGTTTTATTGAAGCCGTAAGCAAAACCGTACAGTCCGTGTCCAAAGATAGCAGTCAACCAATACTTACATGTATTCATATCAATGAAAATGGATTTGTGGAAAGTTCAGACAGTTTTAGGATTACACGGTGTAATGTTTGCGATAAATTTCCAATTGGCACTTTTTTATTGCCCGCCTCATCGGCCCAAGTATTACTTAAAACGAAACCTACGAAAATAACAGAGGGTAATGGTTGGGTTCATTTTAAAAATGAAGAAAATACGATTCTTTCATGCCGTATTTTTGAAGATAAATTTCCAGATACCGCCAATTTTTTAAAAGTTGAAGGGGTTTCTTTAGAATTTCCAAAAACTATCAACGATATTCTTGACAGGGCTTCCGTTTTTAATACGGATTCTGTTGAATTGCTTATTGAAAATAATTTAATTAAGATTAAAGGAACGTCCGATGCCGGATGGTATAAAGAAACGGCTAAAGTAAAATATGACGCTAAAGAACCAATAAAAATATTAGTTAATCCTAATCTTTTAAAAAATGTTTTGAATGAAACTCATATTGGGATTCATAATGGGAATTTGATTAAGTTTTCAGCAGATAACTGGCAATATGTTGCTGCTTTACAAAAAGCATAACTATGCAAGGTTTTTTTACATATAAACAAACACAATCCACTTCTAACCCAGACGGCAAAGTGCGTTCCTGTATCTCTTGTGGTTTATATAAAAATTCCAAAAATCCAAGAATGGAACCGTGGGGGCTATTTAAAAAACAAATACTCACTATTGGTTTAGCCCCCACGGAAAATGATGATTTTCAAAATAAATTATGGTCTGGTAATACGGGACGAATTTTAAAAAAATCATTTAATAAGTTTGGTATTGATTTATATGAAGATTGCTTACATATAAATGCTTGTCATTGCCGTTGTATTGATAAAAATAATGAAGACCGGGAACCAAGTATGGATGAGGTTTCGAACTGTCGAAAAAGAACACTTCAAATAATAAATCAATATAAACCTAAATTGGTATTAGTTTTTGGTGAATTAGCTTTATTTAGTTTAATTGGGAATCGTTGGAAAAATGATTTTGGTAATATTCAAAAATGGCGTGGTTTTACCATACCCGACCAAGATTTAAAAACTTGGATTTGTCCAGTATTCCACCCTAAACAAATCGAAAGTTCTGAAAATGGATTGGATGTTATTATTTTTGAGGATGATTTGGAACAGGTTTTTAATTTACCAGAATTTAAAACGAATAAAGAACCTATTATTGAAATAATAGAAGATTTACAGGTTTTACGTACTATTAAAAGTGATTTAGTCGCTTTTGATTATGAAACTACTGGCTTGAAACCTCAAGATGAAAAACATAAAATTGTTTGTGCTTCGGTTTGTTATGAACCCAATAAAGTATATACTTTTATGTTACCTGATTCTAAAAGAAAATTAAAACCGTTTACTGATTTATTAGAAAATCATAATATTGGAAAAATAGCCCATAATATGAAATATGAGTATAATTGGACTAAAACAAAATTAGGCATTGAAGTAAATAATTGGGCTTTTGACACGATGCAAGCCGCTCATATATTAGATAATCGCCAAGGTATTACTGGACTTAAATTTCAAACATATGTTAATTTTGGGGTTGTTGATTATGCCAGTGAGATTTCTCCATATTTATCTGCAGACAATAAAAATGCTAATTCGATTAACAAAGTATTGGAATTAGTTCAAAAATCACAGGGGGGTAAAGAAAAACTACTTAGATATTGCGCTTTAGATTCTGTATTTGAATACAGATTAGCAATAAAACAAATGAAATTACTAAACTTTTAAATTTTGAAATTATGAGACATTGGGTAAATAATTATTTAATTATTTTTTTATTGATTTGTTTGGTTATAACTTTGGTTGTAACTGGATTTATAAACAATCAAAAAGAAAAACAAAAAATAGCCATTAAAAATGCTTTTGATTCTGGTTATGTCGTAGCTTACCAAGATGCCGATTCACTTATTGGGGATAAATGCCTTGAAATAGACGGGAGAAATCAAATTGTTTTCAAAATGTTACTTACTGTGAAAGCTAAAGAAAGAAAAATCCAAGTTTTAAACAAATAAGTATGACAATAAATCCTAAAACAAAAAATGCTTATGAATTGTTTCATAATGGGGCTTTAGCTTTATCACGAGCAGAAATGCAAGGCATCCGTGTGGATGTTAATTATTTAGAAACAAAAAAAGCACATTTAACTAAAAAAATTGAAAGATTAGAAAATCAATTTTATTCATCTTCTTTTTATCGCCACTGGCAACATGCTTCAAAAAGTACTGTGAATATTTATTCCCCGGTACAATTATCTCATTTTTTGTTTACTATAAAAAAATTAAAAACAGATAAAACTACGGTAACTGGTAAATTTTCAACAGATGAAGATGCTTTACGTGAATTAAATATCCCAGAATTAGATATTTTGATTCAGATTAAAAAAATTAAAAAAATAAAAGATACCTATTTGGAATCTTTTTATCGGGAACAAGTGAATGGGTATATTCATCCTTTTTTTAATCTTCATCTGGTTCGAACTTTCCGCAGTAGTTCTGACCATCCTAATTTTCAAAACATACCTAAAAGGGATGAAGAAGCAAACAAAATATGTCGAAAAGCACTATACCCAAGACCGGGTCACCAACTTATGGAAATTGACTTCAGTGGTATGGAAGTTCGCATTGCGGCTTGTTATCATAAAGACCCCGTGATGTTAAAATATCTATATGACCCAACTACAGATATGCATGGGGATATGGCAAAGCAGATATTTTTAATAGACTGCTTTGATAAAAGTATACCAGTACATTACACGTTTAGACAAGCGGCCAAAAACGGTTTTGTTTTTCCTGAATTTTATGGTGATTACTATAAAAATTGTGCTATCAGTTTAGCCTGTGAATGGGGAAAATTACCCAATGGAAAATGGAAACCAGGTCAGGGATTGGATATGGTAGGATGGGAACCAAAATTTAATGATTTTCATTTATCAGACCATTTGATTTCTAAAGGGATTAAATCAATTGACGCTTTTACAGAGCATATAAAACAAGTAGAAAACGATTTTTGGGGCAATCGTTTTAAAGTATATGCCCAATGGAAGGAAAATTGGTACAATACCTACAAAAAGAATGGGTATATTGATATGAAAACTGGATTCCGTTGTAGGGGGATTATGAGTAAAAATGACGTAATCAATTACCCGGTACAAGGGGCAGCGTTTCATTGTTTATTATGGTGTTTTATAGCCTTAGATGATATAATCATTAGGGAAAATTTAAAAACCCGTTTGATTAACCAAATACATGATAGCATTTGGTTAGATGTGCATCCTGATGAATTAGAATACATTAAGAAGATAACTAAACAAGTTACTTGTTATGATTTATCAGAAAATTGGAAATGGATTAATGTTCCTTTGGAAGTTGATGCAGAATTATGTCCCGTTGATGGTAATTGGACTCAAAAAGAAAAAATAAAATTATGAAAAATCCAAAAAGATTAATTGTAGAATCAAATCAATTTAATTTAGATTTAATAATACCAGACCATAGGGTATTAAAATTTATTGAAAGATTACATTATACTGTATTTGGATTTCACCCAAAAGGGAGATTAAGGAGAACGTATGCTTGGTGGTTAAATCATTCTCAATTATTTTTAAAAATTAAAGTAGAAAATTGTATAATAAATAAACAATAAATATGAGTTTGTATTTGAAATATCGTCCCGATTCTTTAGAACAAGTAAAAGGCAATGCTAATATTGTGGCAACCCTGGAATCTATGCTTTCCAATCCAGAAAAATGCCCACATGTTTTCCTATTCCATGGACCAACCGGCTGCGGAAAGACTACGTTGGGACGAATTGTTAAAAACAAACTGAATTGTAATGGGGATGATTATAAAGAGGTTGATTCAGCGGACTTTCGTGGCATTGATACCGTTCGTGAAATACGAAAAAACAGTAATTTCATGCCTATACAAAGCCCTTGTCGAATTTGGTTAATTGATGAGTGCCACAAAATGACAAATGATGCGCAAAACGCACTATTAAAAATCCTCGAAGATACGCCAAAGCATGTTTATTTTATTTTATGCACCACCGACCCGGATAAATTAATTAAAACAATAGTAGGGCGTTGTATGTCGTTTCAAGTCAATACGCTGTCTGAAACGCAACTTTTAGGACTGCTGCGGGGTATTGTTAGAAATGAAGGACAATCGGTAGAAAAAGAGGTGTATGAACAAATAATTCAAGATTCTTTAGGACACCCAAGAAATGCTATACAAATATTGGAGCAAGTTTTAAATGCTCCGGTTGAAAAACGTTTAGAAGTTGCTAGAAAAGTTGCCGCCGAAACTTCAAATAGTATTGATTTGTGCCGGGCTTTATTGAAAAAAAGTAGCTGGAAAGAAATATTAACTATTTTGGAAGGGTTAAAAGACCAAGAGCCAGAAGGTATTCGCCGACATGTATTGGGGTATGCCCAAAGCGTTTTATTGAAAACAGAAAATGACCGGGCGGCCTTAGTTATAGAATCTTTTTGGGAACCATTATATAATATTGGTTTCCCGGGATTAGTTTATTGTTGTTATAACATAATTAAATCATAAAAAATGAATTACGAAAAAGACATTGAAATTGATGAATCGGCATTGGATGTGGAATGGTTAAAGCAACCTTCGCTAATGTATACTTACTCTAAAAACTTAGCCAGGAGGCGTAAGGAATTGGATGAAGCTAAACAAAATTTAGATGTAGCAAAAGCTGAAGCGGATAAAGAAATACGTACCAATCCTACTAAATTTGGTTTGGAAAAAACCACCGATGCCGTTGTCACCAATGCTATTTTAATCCATCCAGATTATAAGGAAGCGTACACAACCTATTTAGAAGCGAAATTTGAAGTTGATATTGCCCAAAGTGCGGTGAATGCTTTTGAACAACGAAAGGCGGCCTTAGAAAATTTGGTCAGACTTCACGGCCAACAATATTTTGCTGGCCCAAAAGTACCTCACGATTTAGATTGGATTCGTGAACAAAAACAAAAATCTGCTAATACGGCAGTGGCATCAGGTTTATCAAGAAAAAAGTAATATGGAAACTTTTAAATTTATTTGTTATGGTTGTTTAGGAATGTTGTTTTTTGTATTCATCGCCTATTTAATCATCAAAATGTTTTTATATTTTCTTATTGTAGAAATTGAACGATTAGTAAATAAAAATAGTTACAAATTTAAAAAAGAACAAAACAATGAAAAAACCAAAAAGTAGTTTTCGGGATAAAGTAACCGGGAACACACAAAAACAAAAGTCAGAAGCGAAATCATACGGCTATTTAAAACTCCCCAGCGATGTTCATGTATTTTCTGTTTCTGCTGGGGATAAGGTTGTATTAGACTTTCTGCCTTATTTGGTAACAGACCCAAAACACCCGGACAGAGATGCCGACCATGAAATAGCAGTACCGGACACACTATGGTATAAACGCCCTTTTAAAGTACACCGTAATGTAGGGGCTGACAATGATACCGTGGTTTGCCCTACTTCTTTTGGTAAAAAATGTCCTATTTGTGAATATGGTCAAAAACGGTTTAAAGAAGGGGCTGACCAAGAGGAGTTGAAAGCATTGCGTGCTGGGCTTCGTAATCTTTACATTGTCGTACCTATTGGACATAAAAAGTTTGAAGAAGTCCCACATATTTGGGATATGAGTCAGTATTTGTTTCAAAATCTTTTAAATGAAGAAATTGAGGAAAATCCAGATTTAGCAGTGTTTCCAGACCTTGAAGAAGGCGTTTCATTAAAAATTCGTTTTGAAACAAAAACGTTGGGAAAAAATAAATTTGAAGATGCCAGCCGCATTGACCCAGTAGAACGTGAACAAGGGTATGATGAAGATATTTTGGAAAAAGTTCCTAATTTGGATGAAGTTTTGCGTGTTTTATCTTACGATGAATTGGCGGCTAAGTTCTTTGATGTAGACGAACCAGATGCGGATGAAGATACAGATTCCACACCGCATACAAAATCAACTAATAAAAAAACAACAAAACAAGTTGAAGACGAGGGGGATGATGAGGACGAAAAAACAACCAGAACCAAAAAAACAGCAGAACCGGAAAAAAGAAGCAGTGAAAAACATGTAGAAAAAACATTACCTGATAGTGGTTTTGACTGGGATGGTTTATTGGACATGACGCAATCCAGATTAGAAAAACTAATCAAAGGGTATTCTTTAGGTATTGATGCAGATGATTACGATGATGATATTATGGCATTACGTAAAGCAATTGCGAAAGAAATGGATATTGAAATCCCTCGTGAAAAGAAAACAGAGAGTAAATCTGTATCTAAAACAAAACCAAAGCCTGAACCAGTGAAGAATTGCGTTCAATGGTATTTGATGCTGATGATTATTTTGATATGGAAAATATTAGGCCCCTATCAATAGAAACATCGATGTTATCGGTTGGGAGTAAATCAGGGGACTT